TCGTTACTCCGGTCCAGGAACGATCGCGCATCCATGGCCTGGACGTTGACGGTAATCTGCGATGTTTGGGGCGTCGGCTGTCCGCCGGCGTACGCGGCGTGAGCGCCAGTGGCCTGCGACGCCTGCGTGTCGCTGTTCGAGGCCGGACGATAGGCTCGAGCCATGCCCGACTGGTCGTAGTCCAAGCCTCCCATCCCGGCCGACGTCTCCGTCGCTTGAAAGTCGATCGACGTAGGTAGCGCGTATTTCACCAGCGGCGTGGGCGCCGGCGCATCGCCGCCGCCAAAGAGATTGAAGAGGCCTCCAACCAATGGTGCCAATCCGAATCCGCTTTTCAGGACGGTTGACGCTACTGAGGAGAGCGTGTCTCCCACGGAACTCCCCTGCGACGCAGAACTCGTCGACGTAGTCGTCTTCGTGTTTGCCGGCGGCGTTGTAGCCTGCATGTCCTGTACCTGTGCGAGCACGTCCGCCAGCGTCATTGACACGCCGGAGAGCGCCGATGCCTGTTGCCCCGATACCTGCAGAAAGGTCTTATAGATCTCGTCTTGTACTGTGTTGGCCATTGTCTCTCTCTTCTCCGAGCGCCCGTTCCAAAATCACGAATGCTTCGACCTGTCGTGCGCTGAGCTCCTCGAAATCAAGCCCGCCGAGCCGTTTGCGCACGAAATATTCCTCCACCAGCGATTCGCTTTCCGTCGTGATGAAAGATTTTGGACAGCATCCGAGAACCGCCGTCTTGCGTATCCACACTGGCCGCGCGGTGTCCTCGGCAATGCCGAGCCACCCGCACCGGCGGCGAATCTCCAGGCCGGATCTCCGGCACACGTCGCACTCCCAACCGGCCTGGTTCGCGAATTGGAAATGGAAGGCGACTAGTAGTTTTTTCGTTCTTCTTCGCTCAGCCCGAGCTCTTGGCGCACCGCCGCCAGCGCTTGCCGGAACAGATCCTCCGGTCCCTCCGCAAGAAGTTCCGGGCTTGCGGCGATTCCATTCACCGTCAGCCCCTCCACCGTCTTCACGCCCCACGTGACGTAGAGTAGTTCGATCTCGGCCTGCAGCAGCGCCGCGTCCATCTTGTCCGCCGGCTCCTGCCCCGCTCCCAGAAACTCCGCGCGCCTCGCCAGTTCGCGCACGCGCCGCATGAGGTCTACGCGCCTCGCGAACGAGACTTTGGCGATTCGAAACTTCACTCCCGGATGGGTCGGCGATTCGACCATCCGCTCGCTTTCATAGGAGGCACCGGTGCCCGTCCCAGCGCCTCCGGCATGCCGCTTAACCAAACGCCACGGAAATTTCATCGTCCAATGTCCCCTGTGCCCGCGACGCGCGGAATTTCCACTGCAGCCGGTTTTGCCCGTCATCAAACTCCGGCACTTCCGGCAGCACGCTCTTCAGATATACGCCCATCACGCGCCCGGCCACCTCGCCGAGCTGGAACATGATGCTGATCGGCGATTGTTGCCGCGCAGCCTGATAGAGTTCCTTGGTCGCGGTATCGTCCACTCCGTAAAGGTCGAATGCCGCCGTTACCGCGCGCTGCCCCGGTGAAATCCCCATCGAGGTCGATTGGCCGAACTCTTTGTTCCTGGTCTCGAGCCCGTTCTTCAGAGTGATCGTCGCGTTTGTGATCGTGGAGAACTGAGTTGGCGATGCGCCCAGCCATGCCTCACCCATGTGCCCTGGGACTACGGAGTAATCAAACGAATCGAGGGCCGGTTCAGCGGGGAAGCTCGTCAGTTCACCGGCTCCCGCTTCGAAGCTCGAGCTGTCCAACACGTCCTTGGCGACACCGCTGAAGCGGAATTCATGATAGTCGCCGTTGATGAGGATCTCCATTTGATCGACCCCTGCACCGTGCAACAGCCGGTGCACCGCCGTGGTCGGACTCCAGTAATCGAAGATGCCGACGCTCTTCAGCTCCGTCGCCGGCGCATACGTCACCGTCGCGCCGATCGTCGCGCCTGTCGCCGGAATTGAAAGAAATGGCGCGTTCAGCTGCACCGTTTGTGCATCGACAATCGCCGTCACGAAGCGGATCTCGCCGTCGGAGCTCACGGCCTGGCCCGCGCCCAGTCCGTGTGGCGCCCCGAACGCAAGCCGTCCTTCGGCTGAGCTCGAGGCAACGGTGCCGCCTGTGAATCGCTGCGGCTCCCCGCCCAATGCCGCTTCAAACAGCGGTCCATACGCCGGCGCACCCGTCGACTTATCCCAACTGGTCAGGTAAGTCTGCAGTTCGAAATCCGTGCGCCGTCTCACCCCCGCGGGCAGCCCGGCAAAGGTCCGACTGCCCGTCTTATCCCGGCGCGTTCTCGCGTCGACCTTTTGCTGGATCCCGAGCTTGACGGCCGGAATCCGATTGGCGGCCGTGATCGGGTCCACCTTTCCGTACGCGCTCTCCAGCGCCGCGTAAAAACGGTTTGCGTTGGAGGATATATAGGAAGCCATACTTAGTCCTTGCTAACTCCGATCTCGAAGGTCACTTTCGCCACCTGTGTAAAATTCTTCCCGCCCTGTTTTACCGGACCGTACGTCACTTGGTACTGTCCGCCGTAGAACATCCCATCGCCCCAATCTCCGCGACTGCCATTCAGCATTTGCATGGTGGCATCCACATAGAGCTCGAGCATGTCCTGAATCCCGTCCAGCCTGTCCTGCGATTGACGCAGTTCGATCGCCATTTGCGCGCTGCCCGAGAACCGGCGGAATTTCTCGCGCAGATCGTTCACGATCTTTTCGCAGTACACGTTCATCGCCGGATACTTCACGCCCGTCGCCTTCTCCGCCAGGTCCGCCGCGACGTTTTGCGCCCGGACCTGCGCCGAGTCCACCAGGCCCGCGAACTCGCGCTCCGCTTGGGTCAACGCGCCGAGCCCCGCATTCACTCCGGCCGGCCCCGTGATTCGCTGCAGCACTTTTCCGGTTACCGCGCTTCCGATTTTGGTTGTCATCAGCCCCTCTGTGTCGTTCGCGGTACCGGCAACAGATGGTCTGGCGACTGCCCGCAACCAGCCGGCCTGCCCGATGTCGATATCGTGTTCGGTTGCAGCCACGTCCCTCCCGGCGCCAGCGGAGCATCGTTTTGCCGCGTGAGCGATAGGGGCGAGCTGCCCGCGTAAACGTTCCAACCCTTGACGTTCGCCGCGCCCGCGTCCACTTGTACCGCGAACGATCCGCCGGCGACTTCGATCGTCGCGGGAATCGAACTGGTTCCTTCCACGCCCGCCGCGTTGGTCCACGCCGCCGCCACATAATACGTACCGTCCGGCAAGCCGCCGGCCGCCGGCAGGACGTGGGGCGTCGCAGCGCGCGCCACCGGGTCGTCCACCAGCCCGAGGCCGGTCTCGATCAATTTGTCCCACGCCCACTTCACCCTCCCGTGGAATTCATCGCGCTTCCCCGCATACCGGTCGTTCAACTGGCTGCGGTACGCGTCGCGATAGACCAGTTCCAGCGAGAGGAACATGTGCCAGAGCTTCAAGGGCGCGGTCACCACGACTCTGCCGGGATTCAGCGGAGCGTGGAACCAAGCCCGCCGCGCCAGCATCGTCGCTATCTCCGCCGCGATTTCATCCTGTGCCAGCTTCAGCTTTCGGGTTACATCGATGCCTTCGGTGTTGGCCACATCGAGCAGTTGGGTGTCGTACCCCCGCAAATCCTCGATGCTGGAAATGTCGCCGTCCGTGAACAGAGCCATGGTATCCGCCTAATCCTTTGCGCTGCCGCGGCTGTGACCCTTCAACCGGTCGAGTTCCGCCACCGAGAGCACGGTCAACTGCAGCTTCGCCGCCTGCGCAAGCTGATCCGCCACGCGCCGCGCCTCCGCCATCATCGCCTGATACGCCTTGATCTCCTCCGCCGTCGCCATCCGCGCCAGGTTTTCTATCAGGAGTTTCGCGGCAATTCGCCGCGGCACTTCGGTCTTCGTCCCCGCCTTGCCGCCGTCCACCGTTTCATTACTCACCACAACCGGGAACTCTTCCACGATCTTCGCTTCCGCGTCTCGGATCTTCTGGTAATACTGTCGTAAATCCATGTTTTCCTTTCGTTGTAGCCGGGCACCCATTCGGAATGCCCGGCCGTTCTTCCCGACTCGCCTAGGTGTTGACCTGCACGCCCGAAGAGTTCCGCAGAACTCCGCAACCGTAAAGCACGTCCACCGTGAACTGCTGCGCCAGGGTATTCGGCTGGTAGCTCATCACCACCCGCATTCCGAAGTTCCCCAGTTCCGCGTACTCCGCGATCGCGCCCGTCCCCGGGAGCGGCTGCGGTAGGCGGCGAATCACCAGGCCAAGGGCGCTCTTGGTGAAAGCCATGTTATGTGTCGTCACCGGACCGCTTCCGGTCTTCTGGACGAACTGCGAACGGAACACGAAGAAGTCCTTGATCTTCCCCACGCTGCCGTCGATCAGCGACCGCAGGCCGGCGTCGCCCGCCGTCTGGAATTCGCTGAAGCGGGGAATCTGGCGCCACGCGGAATACGTCGCCGCGTCCACCACCATGAACTTCTGCTCGCTGGTCGGAACCTTCGCCAGGAACAGCGCTGTCTCCGCGCCGTCGATCGTCGCTTCCGTGATCGCGATGCCCGGCGTGCCTACCGGAGTGTTCGCCGTGAAGCCCGCGTACAGGGCCAGCAGGTCGCTCTCGATCTTCTGCGCGATTGCTGCCACCGCCGGTTCCATGTAGATCTTCAGCAAGTCCGGCACCGCCAGTACCTTGGTTACATCCGGAATCTGGAACGTCGCCTCAGCGTGCGTATTCAGCACGATCTGCGCGTTGCCCAGACTGGGATTCTGCGTCTGTACCATCCCGCCTTCGACGATGTTATTCGCCACCATCGTCGGCGGAATCGGCACGTTCACTGTGTCGCCCGCCTGAGCCAGCACCGGCTCGTAGTCGCGATTCACCAGGTTCCCCATCACGAGGTTCCCCACCAGCACCGGCAATGCATCGGCCGCCACCAGTTTCACAATCGCGTTTGCAACGTTACTCGAAGTAATTGCTCCCAAGACCTTATCTCCTTAAACTCGTGTCTCTACTCTTCTTACAGCCCGCGAGGGCTGTTAGTTACAAACCCCGCAGGGTCTGCGACGCTACGCGCACGATTTCTTCTCGTACCCGTTGCATTTCGTCGGCGCTCATTCCTGGACGAATTCGCTCCAGGTCTACCGTCTCCCGGCCTGCCGCCGGAGCCTTCAGGGTGGCCGTCATCCCCGTACCCCCGGCAATCCTCGCCGGGAGAAATTCCGGATTCTCGTTCACAAATGCGGTCAGGTATTCCTTCAACGGCGTTTCGCCGGCGTCGCCACGGGCTACCAGCCGCCCGTCCTCCGTCCGCACGATCCCGTCCTGCACCGCCTTGAACGCAAGGTCGATCTTGCCAACGCCCAGCCGCTGTAGCTCGGCGCGTACCACCGAACCCCGCTCCGCCTCTTCAGCGACCTTGCGGCTGCGCTTGTTCTCGTCCACCAGCTCGTTGACCCGGCGCTCCAGTTGCTCTCGCCGTTTGCGCTCTTCCTGCAATTCGGCTTTGTGGGCTGGGACGCTCTTCTCCTGCTCGGTGTTTACGAACTCCTGCACCGCTTGCCGTACAATCGCCTGAATGTCGATGCCTTCCATATACCTCCCAATCTCTCGGCCCGCCGGTGCTCTTACCGCCGGCCGACCCTGTACCGCCTCAGTCGCGGTCGATCTCTTCCGCGACCCGGTTCTTGATCTCCTGCCGCGCGTCGCAAAGATACTTGAACGCCAGGCGCTTGAAGATCTGTTTCTTCAGCGTGTCGGATGCGATCCCCAGATCCAGCAGTTTCCGGGCATCGTCCAATTCGTTGCTGAAATCGCCGATGTCGAATTCATCCATCCCTAGAACATCGATCGAAACTCCGTCCTGCCTTGCTTCCGCCACCGCTTTCAGCACCTGTTTCATCGTGTCTTTCACCGCGTCGCCGTAGGCCCGCAGCACCTCCTGCGTCACGCTGAAATCACGCTCCTTCGACAGGCCGCTCATGCGCTGGTCGCCGGTTCCCGATCCGGCCTGGTTCATCAAATAACAGACGCGGTAGATTTCGTCCTTTAACCGGACCAGGTTGTCCGCCGCTATCTGATAAACCTTGCCTTCCGGCTCCGTCCAGCCGAACCGATCGCCGGGGGCGAGCTGTATGTAGTAGCTCTCGCCCACAATCTGGTTCCACTCGCGCTCCGAATAAATTACCGGAGTCGCAAACAGACCCATCGTCAGTGCCCAGGAGAGCGCGTTGGATTTATTGAAATGCTCCAACTGCAGTAATGCGGCCTTGTTCACCAGCCACAAACCCTCCGAGACCTTCAACTCGAATACCGGCACCCGGTGCAGGTCCGCTAGGCCATGACGACCTTCGTCGATCAGCTCGATCTCCTGCCCCTCTCCGGCCTTCCGATATACCTGGAAATTTTCGCGGTCGTAATAGATCCACCGCGTCTCCTTCTCCCATTTCGCGTCCGTCACCTTCGATTGCTTCAGGCAACTCGTGCGGATCACGACCCAGTCCAGCCCGCTCGCAGGGTCGTAATTCCAGTTGATGACCTCATCCGCCGAGTAATCCGTGAGATACGCTCGCGACCTTCCGCTGGCGTCTTCCTCCGCCCGATTCAGCGCCGGACTCGTAGCCCGCGGGAAGTCCACCACAACGTAACTGCTCCCGCAGACCAGGGTCTGTGTGAATCGCTGACGAAAGAACTCGTGAAGGTTCGTGCCCTTCAGGTCGCAATCGTCCGATAGCACGCTGTAGAACGCCTTCGCTCCCGCATCGTTTCCGTCGAACTGCAGCATCGGCTCGCGCCGCATCAGCGTCGCCGCATACCAGTCCACAATCGAACCGACATAGTTCTCGTAAAACACGCGGCTCAACCGCTCCTGATAGACCTCTCCCGGTTCCTTGTGGCGCCGCACCAGGTATTCCGACGCGCTCATCCGTAGGCGCTCGCCGCCCGCGTAGAGGTCCTTGTATTGCTTCCACATCGTCTTGCGCGCGATGTACTCCGGATGTTCCCGGTTGATGTTCTGCATATTCTCCTGCCGTCTGTTCTTATCTCAACGAACTGCGACCGTAACGGAGCGATTTAAGTCCGTCTATTACAGCAGCCGCCTTGTTCCCTCGATCACCTTCGGCTCCGTCTTGCATTCCTGCCATACCAGATACCCCAGTGCGTCCGATAAGTGCGTCCGCAGCCGGTCCCGATCCTTGTCGATGATGTTAGTCTCCTGCTTGTAACTGACCTGCTCGAAATCCAGAATCAGTTCCTTGCACCTCGGGTCCACCAGCAACCCGACCGTACCCGATGCGGACCGAAGTTGCCGATTCATCAGGTTGATCCGGTCGCGTACCCCCGGGTTCGCCTTCGGCACCTTGTACTGCACCTGTACGTTCGAATTCACCGCGAAATATTCGCGGACCATTTGGTAATCCGTGGCTCCGGTGGTCTGCTGCGCACTGCCCGATGCGTCTCCGTAAATCAACACGCCTTTCGGATGCGTCGGATATCGTTTCAAGAACTCCTCGCAGGCCTGCCCCGTAGTAGCCCGCCGGATCACGATTTCGTCCAGCACTCTTACCTCGCCCTTCACAACCTGCACGATCACCGAACTCATCGGATCGACGTTGAAATCCAGCGCCCACAAGATCGGCTGATATGGATTCGGCGCGAGGCTTTGAATATGCGTTGTCCGGTCGAATGTGCCATAAACGCGCCCGCCCTGCATACTCAGATACGACCCCAGCACCTCCTGCTGGTAAAATTTCTCGTCGTAACTGTCTTTCAACCGGTCGTAGAAATCTCCGACCT